CCATATGGCCGCCACGGCGCGGCACCCCACTTATTATCCACGGTGGCGCGTCATTGGGGGAGCCAGCGCCGCGTTAACCGGTTCGTAGGCCTGCTGATTCAGTTCACGCACACCAGCCAGCAGCGATGCCAGGCGACGGGCGCTGTAGGTATCCGCCCGTTTGCCGTCCAGAAGCACCAGCAGTTTCGCGGCCAGTTCGGCATCCAGTTTATTCAGCAGCGCCACCATGCGCCGGGCGACGCCAGTGCCGTAGCGCGACACATACAGGCCATGCGCTATCGTCTCATCCTGCAGGCGGTCGTTGACGGAACGGGCCATTTTACACCTCTTCTACTGGAGGTTCGGTCAGCGAGACCGACTCAGCCAGCAGTTCGCTCAGCACCTTATCCGGGTCCGCATCAGCATCAATCAGGTTGAGCTTCTGCAGGGCTTTAATGGCATCGATGCGGCGGAGGTCACCACCCTGACGCAGAGACTGAATAGCCAGCGCTGCCGGAGGGTTGAACTCATTCGACTCAACATCCAGCTCAGTACGGACATCAACGTTGCCGCCCTCTTTCTCACCGATGTACTCGGCCATAATTTGCAGGATGTTGTCGATCGCATCCTCCAGGCTGGTCGCCATCGTGTAGAGCGGTGACTGCTCCTGCATTTTCTCTTCTGAGGTCTGATCTACGGACTTCGTCGAGGTATTGTCAGTACGCAGCAGCTTCGCGCCAGCCTGGCGCATCTGCTCTACCAACTCAGCCAGCGACTCTTTGCCAGCACCAATGGCAGACCCGGTGTGCTCGGTATATTCCATCCCCTGCTTTTGTCGATCGGAAAAGCTGGTTGCAGAGGAGGAGCCAATAATTAGCTCCTGTCCTTCCTCAAGCCCAAAGACGGAAAGAATGGGAACTCGAACAACATGGAGAATGTTGTCCTGCTCGCTCTGACTCTGCCAGTGCTTGACGTTCAGCAGCGCCATGTTGAGCAGCGGCGGTGAACCGCACATAAAGCCGGTGCGTTTGGTGTAGAGCGTGACCAGGGTGATATCACGGCGGGAGGTTTCCCACTCTTCGTGCAACGCCCAGGTGGCCTGCCCCTCTGCGCCGGTAGACTTCCGGTATATCTCCACCTTGCCCGGTGTTAGCAGGCGGATCTGCTCGACTTTCGTCTGCCCGAAGTCGTCACCGTCTTCGACCACCACCTCTTTGATGCGCAGCGCAGTGAGCTGAACCTTGCCCCCGGTCATCTTCGACTTCCAGCCGATTACCTGACGGGGATTCAGCATGGTGACGTACGGGCGCGCGCCGGTGGCCTTCTCATCGGCTTTGGTCTTAACCTGTTCGGGGTCAACGCGGGGGTAATCCACCAGCGCATGGGAGAGGCCATACTGCATCGCAAGGCTGAAGAACGACTGCGCCCATACATCCAGGCGGGTGCCTTCAAGGTCCACGTCTTTTGCGAATTCACGCAACTGGTCCGGCACGTTCTCGCCCAACTGGATTGGCTCAGCGAATACGCGTCCGACGTTCTGGTTGATCGTCTCTTCGTAGGCAGGGAGAAGCGTGGCCACCGCCAGGCGCTTTTTGTAATCCTCTTTGTCTTCTTTCGGCCAGCGTGGCAGATATGCCTCACCCAGCTGGCGCATATAAAGCGTGCCGCCCATCAGAGCGTCGTTAATGTCCCACGCCTGCACCATGTTCCCATAGTCCAGATTGGGTGTTGAAATATCAGGCATGGTCTTAAATCCGTAGGTTGGTGACTTTTCCGGTTGGTTTGCGGCGGTTTGTTTTCACGACGCCGAAATAGCGGAAGCCATCAGCGCCGTGCGATGTTTTGTCATGGAGAGGCTTATCTTTCCAGCAGCCCCGCTTGTCATCCCACTCTTTGCGGTACCCCTCAAGATGGGAAATGCCCTCGGCGCATTTCTCTTCATCGAACACGCAGCGCGGAAGAATTTCACGCACCGACTCAATGCCGGTATCTACTGATTCTTTTGGCACAACCTGGAATTTGAGGGAGTATTTTTGGCCGTCAATCTCGTAACCTTCACGCGCGATTTCACGGCGAGATTTGGCATCACTGCCGAACTCCCTGTTATCGATATCGTGCGGCCCCCAGTGCTCACCGTAGGTATAACCTCGGTCTTTCAGCACCTTCATGTAGTGCCTCAGGCCCTCGCCAGAGTTTTCGTAGTAGTCGATGATGTGGAACTCTTCGCCAACCTCGCGAACGAACCAGATAGCCGTTGAATCGCCCACGCCGATATCCCAGAACGTGTGTACCGGGAGGTGCGAGTTATCCGGGATTTTGCCGATCCGCTTATTGGTATAGAGCCAGCGAAACTGTTTGGCGTAGTACGCGCCCTCGACCGACTGCTGGAATGCCTCAGCCGGGATGGTTGGGTACTCGCGCTTCATATCATCGCCGAGCGTTTTCTCCTTGGCGTGATACCAGGCTTTTTGACGGTCATTTACGACAACACGGTGCTTCGCCTCCATTTCAGCGAAGTATTCAACCAGGCGCTGCGGTAGAGGCTCAACCGGGTCGATGGCGTACTGCTGATTCTTCCACCAGGAGAAGAAAAAGAACTTCCAGTCCAGCGCGGAGAGAGGCTTGCCCTGCAGCAGTGCTTTCTCTGCCGTCTGGCAGTAATCGAAGAAGTATCCTGCCCGACCCTCTGCCGTGCTCTCGATAGTGGCGAAGCAGCCAGTCGATACCGCTTCAAACGCACCAGTGACGATCTCACGGGCTTTATGAGGAAACTTGGCGCATATCTTTCCGAACTCGGAAACGTGCAGGTAACGCAGCGTACCGCCACGAAACGACGTGCTGACGTAGAGCGAGCCGCCCTTCTTGAAGACCAGCTCACCAGAAGAGTCGTTGCTCGCCGGGTTCGCCGCCCTGATTTCCTTCGGCAGCTTGTCGTATGCGTACTTCACCTTCTCGCGGAACAGGCGTTTGGCGTCGTTCAGGGTATGGGCAATCAGCGCGCATTTCGCCGACTCGAACAGCGCCGCGTCCAGCTGGATGATGCATACCTCAGTAGTGAAACCGAGCTGCCGGGCTTTCAGGATGATGTTGCGGGTGTGGATCCCCTCGAAGTATTCCCGCTGCTCAGGCGTCATCCTGAAGCGCGTGGGTTTCCCTTCTTTGTCGGTGATCCAATACAGATTGTTCAGCCGCCAGTCTTTATCAGCCAGCAGATTAAGGTGCTCAGGTTTCATTACGCCCCCTGAGAGAGCGAATCCATCAGGTCGGACAGTGCGTCAACGACCTTATCTTTTTCGCCTTCGTCCATGCTGTAGGCCTGTCGTTCGAGGCCAATGAGATTCTTCAGCGTCTCGCTCAGAGCCTTCATCGACTTAACGCGCTCAGGCATGCTGATGATGGCATGATAAAGCTCATTCAGCCGGTCACGTCCGTTATCGTCTGGATCCAGCATCAGTTCGCCCAGCTTTCGCAAAGCCTCTACGTCAGCGCACTCGGCCTCAAGCTCATTAAACAGGGCGTTCGCCAGTGTTCTCGCCCGGCGGATGTCGCCGCGATGTTCCATGCGAACCGTGGCAATCACCTCGGCAGTGGCCTCAATCAGTACGCGTTCAGACAGTGCCGTTTCGCTGCGTACCTGTTTGCGTACCTCAGCTTTGCGTACCAGATCGTCAGCGCGTTCTTTCACCTTCGCATTCAGGTCGCGTGACCAATCATCCCGCTTAGCGCGCTTACGTATCGCGCCCTCACTGATGCCATGTTGTGATGCAATCTCACGGAGTGAAAGCAAACCGGCCCGGTAAGCCGATTCGATAGCCTCCCAGTCCGGTTTAGCCATGTATAATCCTTTTTTCGATAATCAGGTGAAGAAAATATGATTCAAGATCTACTGCTCCAGGCAATTAGCCACGAAAGAATGCGTCAAAAACTACATGACCTTAACTGTTACTTTTACAACCGAAAACATGAGACTCAAATTCGTGATGAGCTTACTTTAATAATAAATAAAATCAGTAACCTAACAGCTTTGAGCGAGCATCCTAAGTGTAGGGCTGGTGCAGTAGATTTATCGATTTATGATTCATCGATTCCGGAAAGTGTAAACGGTGCTGGCATAGCGACAATCGAAATCAAACATCACTACCCGAAGGACTTAGTCTTGCCGCAAGTCAAAAGAGATATAGCGTTGGATATTTCAAGGGTAATATTTTCGCCAACGACTCATTTTATCCACATACTTCAGCAGAGAACATTGCTCGAGCGCCCGTCATTTGGTCGGGTTAAATACCTTAAACAAGATGATGATGACATCAGTTTTTACGTGAAAGGGCTGGAGGAAATGAGCTTATTCCCGAGCAATTTCAAGAAAAAGAGCTTATGCATTGAAGTCCAATGCAAGGTGAAGTCAAAGTACACATTTAACGTATATTCCTTCGAAAAATCAGCAAATCCATTATGCTGACGCATCCTGCCATTACGATGGGTCTACCCATGGTGATGGCTTCGTACGGAAATTCTTAATGTCCCACGCTTACGCTTGTTGTTACCTGGTACGGTGCCAGGATGTACAAGACTCTGACGCGGAGAATGCCAACTCCGGGGAAACATCAATAAAAAGAGCACATAAACTGAGACTCCTGTAGCCCTCCTTGTGAGGGCTCTTTTTTTAACCATTATCAAGCGCCCCGGGTGAGACGCTTTGTAATGGCAATAAAAGGGCCGCCTAAGCGACCTCTTCTTTGAAAGATATGATTATAGTAATTTAATTTTCACGTCATAACCTTCCAGACCGGTCATCGCTTCGCGAGCAACAAACTGAATTTCAGACACTTCTTTTCCTGTTTTTTTTCTTAATTCTGAAATTTTTTTTGCGATCAAAGCGGAAATTTCTTCTTCGGTCTTTAGTGTCAGAGCATCAACTTTCATTTGGGCCTCTTCTGGTTTACTCATATTCCCATTCTCCAGCAAGGTAATAGTTGTTGAATCACTATCTTCTACTATAAATGTCTATAAATTATAGACTAATGATGTTGTCGCTGCATACATCTACCCAACCCTTGCTTTCCTGGCTGGAGGGAAACCCTGATGCATTGGTCTGTGACAAAAAAAGCCCCTGCATCACTGCAAGGGCTTTGGTTATATGATGCCGGGTGCCTCCCGGAGAGTCGTTGGGATAACCACCCGTGACTCGCTGCTTCAGTCGTTCATGATGAGCGCCAGTGTAAAAGAGCCATCCGGTTAATTAGCCCCTCCGCTTAGGGGGATTCACCATAATTCGTTTACAGCATGCATATAAAAAAGCGATCAGTTATCGACATGCCAGTAGGGATTCCCGGGCGTTATTGTCGCTGTGTTCACAGATACTTTTTCACTGCGTTTGAAACTTCTTCCTGAGTTAGCTCTCGATCAGAAGCAACACAAATCTCGAGATGATCCCCCGTCAGTGAATGAATCCCGGTAAGCATTATTTTTAGGGAGACTTCATCACCGTTTGGGTAGCATCGAACAATTGATGTTACAGGCTTAAGTACATTTGCGACCTCTACCTGCTGCGAGTTGAAGAAAACCAATACTTTTTTCATAAATTTGCCTTAGTCCCTCTTGCGTCTGTTTTAAGGCAGATGTCGCTTCGTCTTCAGATAACCGCAAATGTCTAAGAAAGGCCACGCTACTGCGTGGCCTTTGTAAGTATTGCATTCCATTCAGTCCACCATGCTCCGGAGCCACCGGACAAAGCCATGACTAAAGGGCTTCCAATACACCTGTCAGATTGATAATCCATACAGGATGGGTTGAGTCTACATGTTAAACAAAAATCGACACCTTCAAAAAAGGTATAGTTATGTTTGTGTCGTTTTATAGAATATATGAACGCACTCGAACTGGAATCAAAGTGTAATCCACTACTTTCATACGAAAGGTTAGAGGTATTGTTAGCAAGCTAAATTTGGAGTTGTTACTGTGAGCTGCGCGACGACTCTATCTTCTTGATGCTGGCCTTATCAATGTTGCACTGCCCTAGCGCTGATAACAGGCTTACATTCCAATCCAGGCTGGTCCCATAGGTCAGCGGATCGGGAATTGCAGGTTGCGGCGTCTCAGCTATCAGGTTTGCCGGCAGCGGTACCACCGGAACCGGTACGTACACTGTCCGCGTACTTCCGCAGCCGGTCAGCAGCTGCAGCAGGCACAGGCCGACGAGCGCAATCATCATTCGCAACAGCCACTTTGATATCTGCCTGGACTCTCTGTGACTCCAGTGCGATCTGCTGTTTTGCATTCTGATTTGCCTCGGAGATGGTGTTAATAATGCTCACCGCCTGAATGACATTGGCGGTAATGGCGTTTGCAGACTCGGCTTGCTGCTCAGCTCTATCTGCCCGTATTTTTTCACGGCTGGCCTTGTCGCTGTAATACCAGGCCGACCAGCACGCTCCGCCGAACAGGCACAGGATGAACACGACGATCGCAATGAGGTAATGGGATTTCATCAGAACACTCCCGGCGCTGATGCTGGCATCCCAGGGTTAAGCGGCCCGACACCACCATTGAATAGTTGCGGCTTTTGCTGCCATTCACAGACTTCGCGCTCAATCTCGCGCCGGGTGATGAGGCCCTTCCACTGCTGGCCACCAGCATACGTCCAGCGCTGCAGCTCTTTGCACGCGCCCGGAAGATCGCCAGCATTCAGTTTTTTCAGCAGCGTGGAGCGACTAAACGCGCCAGCGCCCACGTTATAGGTGAACGAGTAAAGCGCCGCCCGTGCAGTCTCAGGGATGCGGACCTTAATCAGCGGATCGATGGCTGCCGCCACCTTGCGCAGGTCGGACTGCAGCAGAGCATCGCACTCTTTGTCGGTGTAACGGTGACCGCGGCGAACGTCGGCGCCGGTATGTCCATCACATACAGTCCAGACGTCAACAACATCCTGATATGCGTAATAGCGCCGCCCTTCCAGCCCGTCAGCATTACCCAGCATGACTGCGGCAATGGTTATCGCGCCCGATCCGCCCAGGATGGCCTTCACGAGCTTACTTTTCAGCGTCGGGTTCATTCTGGCTCCTGTCGCGGCGATTATCTTCGCGGATTTTGAAGTACAAATTTGTCAGGTACGTAAGAACAGCGACAACTATGCCCACCAGCACGCCGATGGCGTTCCATTGCTCAGGGCTGTATGCGTTAAGGATGCCGTTCAGCACGCTCCCCGCAGAGGCGCCGTAAGCCGCGCCGGTGGTTATTTTGTCCATTCGTGACATCTCTCACCTCCGATAGTTTCGGGGTGCTGTGCGGTGTGAAGGGATCAGGCTCTCCGGATGAATTAACGACAAAACGAGTGATGGGTGTTTCCGGGAGCCTGAAATAGAAAAAGGCCACCAACCGGCAGCCTTGAGAATAGATATTTCCTGATGAGATGTAGATTGTGGTGCCGGGTGCCTCCCGGTGACTCGTTACCAGTTAAGCGAGTCGCAAGCATATTTATAGATAACTTTAACTGGTTTGCCCCGCCGCATAGGGGGATTCACCAGTATTAAATCTAGACAAGTTTGAGCAAAGCACTAATCCGATCTTCTAAAAATCAGGTGGGGATAGCGGACCCTGTAATACTTTAGCCTCGCCGTCATGGCAGATGTCATCGCTTTGCGTGAGATGCCATACACCCGTTATGGTTCGACCCGTTTCGAGGTCTTCGGTTTCGTCGTTGGTGAAGTACGCAACCTGAACCCTGCCGTTGTGCTGTATCCAGTAGAAACCTTCTTCCATACTTACCGCCCCCTGACAGTTCTGATAGAACTAATCCAGCCGACATTATATGACTTATTAGATACAGGCAAAGAAGATGTGGACTAAGTGTGGTGCCGGGTGCCTCCCGGTGACTCTATGCTAGACCATAGAACCGCGTCATTCACCCCTCTGTCTAGTCGCCCCACCGCATAAGGGGATTCACCACTGAGACAGTCTAATGGCTTACATTAAATAAGACTAATCTTATCTGTTTATAGTCAGGCTCTCCGGATAAATTAACGACAAAACGAGTGATGGGGGTATCCGGGAGCCTGAAAAAAAGCCCGCCGAAGCGAGCCCTGTAATGTGCGTGGATACTATTCCTGAGCGGAACTGGTGTCCTTCTGACGTATCTCAACGATTCGAGACTGTTCATCCACGATGATAAGCACTGTCTCATCCCCAGCGAAAGCCATCAAATTATCTTCTTTAGAGATGATTCGACAGGGCATCCCTATCAGCTCTTTAACTGATGTTGGCGCTTTCCACGGCCACGGCACAGGACGAGTATCTGTTGTCATAGGCTCTCCGTTTATCATGTGAAAATGGCATGACTACCATTTGAGCCTAATAGACTTTTTGGATAACGGAGCCCCTAAAACGACAAAACCCGCTCGGTGGCGGGTTTCTTAACGGTGAACACACAATGCCCATCGTTGGAACGAAATTAACACAAATTCGGGAAAAGTAAATAGCTCACGGTTGAAACGTAAGCTGTTTTCGTGAGCATTATCGTGTTATCTGCTTGAGCTGCGCTTCTGCCCAGGCTTCTTCGATATCAAATTTCGTGATCAGCTGGTCGTAAAACGGCTTAACCGACTTCTTCCAGGTATCCAGGCTGATCGCATCAGTAATCTGGCAAACAGCTGCATGGGCCTCAGTCGAAGGGATCCGCTCATAACCGCGACCACTGCAGCGCTTACATGTGCTGAATACTGGCACCCCCAGTTTCTTTGTTTTCTTCTGGTTTACGGCTTTTCCGCGCCCCCGGCAATCGCTACAGGCTGCGCTGACCCGCCCTGCGCCGTTGCACTTTTTGCAGAACACTTTTACGGTCTCTTTAACTTTCACCATTCCGGCCACGGTCATCTTGCCTTCTGGCTTACGGTATTTGTTGGTGAACACGTCAGCCTCAATAAACCCCTGCCCCGCGCAGCAATCACACGGTTTCACGCTAGCAGCGCTGCGCGAATAGTCCTCAAACGCGAACGTGGCCAGCTGATGCATTACCAGCGGCTTAACCCCGTCGCTCAGCTTGCGCAGCGCGGCAACTTTATCGCATTTGGTCAGCGCGTATTCGGCCAGCAGCGCGATCGCCCTCTCCCGGTCGTTATGGCTGATCCCCATCTTCCCGAGGAAAGCGCTGTACCCCATGGCGGCGCGTTCCTGCGTCATGCCCATGGCTGCCATGATATCCGTACCGGTCAGAGAATCTGATGCGGTGGCGCGCGGGGAGTCGCTGATCATCGTGGACTTTGCGAAGTGGTATTTCACGGTGTTTTCGAGGTTCATGCTCCGGCTCCTGCCATCTGATAAATGCGAATGAAATTGCGTAAAATTCTGTAGTCCACCAGCACCGTTCCCGGGCGGCGATAAATGCGGAGGCGCAGCCAGCGCATGCGAAGCGATTCGATCAGTTCTGGTTTCATGCCGGGTACTCCTGCTGCTGATATTGCTCGAACCAGAACACCACCGGATCGGCTTTCATCTCAACCAACCCCATGCGAATTAGCGCTTTTCCCTTTCCGGAGCGCAGGAATTCTCTGCGTCCGTCGTCAATTATTCGACGGTAATCATCCAGGCTATTGCAGTGCTTATGCAGATTGCATGGGTGGCAGGCTGGCACCAGATTGTTAATGTCATCACGTTCCTGGTGAAGCATCTGCCCGTCAAAACGGATCACCGGTTTTACGTGGTCAGCGTGCCACTTCTCACCAAGATCACAGCCGCAATAAGCGCAGCGGCCGCCGAATTTCATGCGCAGCTCCTCACGCTGTTTTTTGGATAGCTTCACGCCGCCTCCTGCTGTTTTAGTTGCTTTAGCTTTGCCCGGTACTTGTCGCGGATCTGGATAAAGTCATCGCGGCGGTAATTGGTCATTTCGTGAGGCCCATTCAGCCAGTCGACATATTCCTGCCCGTAACGAGCGATCAGTCCGTCTTCGTAGTTCTTCGCCACTGTCGCCTCTTTGGCTGTGTACTTACCGGAACCGGCATTACAGGATTTGCATTGCTTATGGGCGTTGCGTTCTTCGAAGCGCAGTTCTGGATTAGCGCCGACTGTTTTGAAGTGGCCGCAGTCCCACTGACCGCCATGTAGATCTGGTGGGTTGGTCTCTCCACAACTTATGCATGGCAAATCGACATCACGCGCACGAATGAAGGCATTGAAAGCCTGTTGCGCCTGGACTTTGTAATAACTGGCAGGCCTTAGTTCGGCCAGGCGTGTTTTGCGGCGCTCACGCCCAGCCTTCTCCTCTTCGCGCTGACGCTTCTTCTCAGCACGCATAACCTCAGCGCGGTTCTTTGCGGTCTGCGCTTTGGCAACGGCCGTAGCGCATTCGTAGCTGCATACAACCTGGCCGTCGCGAGCCGGGTGGAACCACTCGCGGCAGATCTGGTTTGCGCACTTACGGCGGGGTTTCTTATCCATGATCATCCCCAGACCTTTTGGCGGAAGGTCCGCGGCGTGCGTTCTTGCCGCCGGGCTTCAGGTAGCCGGACGCTAACGGTCCAGGTGACGTAATCGGGGTTCAGGCTGCGCTCGACCTTCACGCCGCGCGCACGGTATGTCGCCATTAGCTCTTCGGCCTGCGCCGTTGTGCATTCGGTATGTTGGAACCATGAGGATTTCATCGCCATCACCCCGCAAAGCTCATCAGCTGCGCGGCGGCGTTATCAGCCTCGCTACGGCTCTTGAATGATTTGGACAGAATCCAGCGCCACAAAACGTCGAGTGCAGCCCTGTAGAGCTGCTGAAACTCGGTATCGTCCATGTTGGCGAAGGCTATGCTGCGTGGATGCTTGCGAAGGCTGCCATCAGGCAGCTGGATAGCGTCGTAATGCCCGGATTCGATGGTTACCCAGGCGCGATACGCGTCGAAGGACTTGCATGCGCTGATGCTGCCAGTGCGCTTGTCGGCGATGCGTTCTAGATACTGTTCAGCAGCATCCAGCAGCGCGCCTTCGTTCCCGCCGTATGAAGCGAGGTATCTCGCATAGCCGGTCACTAGCTTGCGTTCGTTGGATGAGATGGCCCCACCAGTTGGCTCCCAGTATTCGAAGCCGAGATTCAACAGAGCGAAGAAGCGGCGGTGGAAAGCTGGGTTACGGACCTGTTTGAAGTCGGCCACCAGCACGGCACCGAGCTTGATTTTTGATTGCAGTAATTCGCTGGTCTCCGGCGTGGCGGGGATCAGGATTCCTGAGGACTGCTTGATGAGTTGTAACTGCGCCATGGTCTTCTCCGTGGCGCATCAGGTCAACGGGTGTTCAGTCCGTTGATATCATAATATCAGAGGGTTCAGCGAGGCGGTAGCCAAGGCGGCGAAGAAATCGCGTCCCGGTCGACAGATTGAAAATCCCTTCGTCCTCCAGCAGCGGGCGGCAGGAAACCATCCCATTTCTGGTATAGACCAGGTACCGACGCTCAAGCGACATGGAGCCCACAACCGTCCCGTCCGAGCGTCTGACAATGTCATACCAATCGGTTTGTTCCTTGCTATCACTCACAAAACCCCCTTCTTTCTCACAGATAAACCAGAAATTTATTCATTTGCAAATACCCCCTGGCATTGCTCTTTAGGCACGATAGCAAAGTCGATCTGTTTGTTAAGGGCTTAAAAATAAATAAATTCCGTGAGTCGTTTTATCTTTCCATTCCACATAATTTAGCATAGAAACACTGTATGTATTTACAGTATAATTTCGATTCCCCAAGTATGCACAAAAAGCATCGGTAGATGCAACATCATTTATCCGTTTGATTTGGATAAATATTATCGCTACCTGAGCGCAAACATTGATCGTTATTTTAATAGATACTGAAGAAGACGACGGTAGGGATAACCGCTTGATTAGAAAACCCTCAACCCTACCAAATGCAGAGCAGGCCTGCGCCTGAGGGTATATTGCCGCGATGACACATCTTGTCAGGTTGGTAATTTGTTGCCGCGCTGTGTCTATTATCTAATCGATTTCATAGATCAATATCACTGCATCGATCGGTAATATCGATCAAGTGTGTGCGGGGCGGCTCTTGAGGTGTTCAGCAGCCAAGAAAAAGGCCTCCGAAGAGGCCAGTTAGTCAGTCGTCTATGTGCCTAAAGCAAAGCGGACAGTAATCATTCCCTCCGCGCTCTCCATATGAACTTTTAACAGCATCAGTCATTTCTCTGACGCTATCGAATGGCGATGTGCCGTTGCTTTTTATATATGCTCCCATCGCATATTTATAGATTTCAGACTCTTCAATGCCCTCGTCAACGTAAACGCCTTCATGGCGAGGACACGATGTTAACGCCCCAGATCTCCCCAGCATCTTCATTGCCCAATTTTCTTGATTGATAGCCAAATCATTAACGCTCATAACGCCTCCAGTTGTTTTTCCCCGCGCTATGAATGTACCACCAAAAAAGAATAACAAAAGCGCTGACAATGTAAATTATGTAGATAAATCAATATATTACCTAACTAATAATCTACAGCACTTTAATTAATTGTTCAGTAAACACCCTTTTCTTCGAGTGCGTTAAATGTCGCTTACCTCCTGCTGAGGTGCTGCTGCGATAGCAACATTCCAGAACTCACGGAACAGCGAGTAAGCACCGGATAGGTTAGCGACGGCGTAACCTCCAAGCTCAGAGTTAAGCTGAACCGCGCGCATCATCTCGGGAGCCATATCAACCGGCACCAGTGCATACCCCTCAGGTACGGCCTGCTGCATGATTTTCTCGTAATCAGCAACCTGCGGATCTATTGGATACGATAAGTCGCGGTGATTTCCCTGACGCATGGCGGCGCGGCATGCGTTCCATGCGAATAGCGCAGCTTCTTCTTCAGACGCCGGGGTATACTTTTCAATATAATCAATAGCGTCTTGCAACTTCCATTCTTCCGGCACTACCGGCGCTGGCCGGGCGATAATTTGAAACTCAGCATTGTGCGGCTGGGATTTCAGAACAAAATCAACCTGGACGCGGCTAATGGTTTGCCACTCCGTTACCTGACCGTTGTATCCATTCCTGATGCGGTATTGATAGACCGATTCAGTCGGAGCGGTCAGCGCCGCCAGTGCGATTTCAAACAGCGCCGAACACTGGTTTACGTGGGTGCGGCCCTCGCCTGTTATCTTCGTGTGGCGGCAGAATGCAATCTGCTCTCGCGCCTTTGCACTTAACTGCTCTTTGGTGAATTTGGTCATGGGTTAGTCCTCCCCGTTGATGCGTTTGTATTCGCGCCAAATATTTGGATAAGAGCCCAGCACTCGGCTTTGCAATTTGCCGCACTGTTCAAGCCGTTCGCATCGATACAAGGGGCGGTTAAACGGAAGATGCTCAGCCATGAACCAGCCGGATGGGAGCTTGCTCAACGCCTCCGTGTCAGCCGCAGTCAAAGTAGCCATATCACCCCTCCCCGTTGATGCGGATTCCAGCTACCCGCAAAGCATGTTCCACATCGTGACGAGAAAGCCATGGGCCGTTATCTTTTGGGATCATGACGCCGCGTTCTGCTTCGTTAATCGGATGACCCGGGCGAACTGAATAACCAGTGGGGAGCGTAACTTTCCCACCCTGCGCACGCACTTCAGCCAGGAAGTAGTCGGTCTCTTTGAAAGGGTTTTCAGCGTTGACGTCACGGGATACGTACATGTTCACTTCTGAAACATAATCCAGAGGTACTGAAGCGTAGAGGTATTCGTCTTCCTCGTTGACAAACTCTCCGTGATTTTCGCTGATGTCGGTGAGCAGACGCAGCATCTGCCCGTTCTCCGCAGCCAGCGCGTCCCGCTGCTTAGTCGCTTCCCGCAGCGCCAGGGTGGTGCAGTCCAGACGTTCGGCCAGACGGGAAACAATCTTCGCCATATCGATGATCGGCGTGTCGCTGTTCATCGCCTTCGCAAACTGATGACCAACGGCCACCAGCTCTTTGTTGCTCAGTGAATCACTCATGTGATGCTCCTCTGTGCGTGTAACGTTCCATGTCAAAGTCGATAACTGCCCGCTTGTCGCGGAAGACGCCGCAGCGCCCGTGGCGGATAAGTTTCCCCTGCTCTACGGCAGCCCGGATGTATTTCTCGGCCGTGGTGCGGTGCAGGCCGAAAATGGCGACGACATCGTTTGTCGTTGCGCGGCCATGCTTTTTCACAAGCTCGATAATTCAGGCGATGAACAGGGTGCGCTCGCGTTGAGTTTTTGGTCTTGGCATACTCACTCCCTTCTCACTTCACAGCCCGCAGGTGCGATACGTTCCCGCGATAGCTTGCCCAGTCGAAATTGACCCAGATGCCGCTGTCCATCCGAAGGCGATCCACGACGCGCGCGCCGAGTGTGGCCACCAGCTCGTCGTAATTCAGGTTGCTGAGGATGCCGACCGGTCGCATCGAGGAGAGCCGACGGTCAATCACCTGGTTGATGATCACCTTCTCACCGCTAGAGCCGCGCTGGATGCCTACTTCGTCCAGCACCAGGAGATCGACGTTACACAGGTCGTTAAGCAGCGCTGATTCAGACTGTCCGCCGTCGTAGCACTCGCGAACACGGAGCATCAGGTCAGGGATAGTCACCACCAGAACGGAGTGCCCGGCTGCAAGCAGGTGATTGCCGATCGCCGCCGCCAGATGATTCTTCCCGGTACCCGGTGCGCCGCTGAAGACGAAACTTGCGAATCCGCCGCCGCCAAAGTTTTGCGCGTAGCTCTTCGCCATGCTGTAGGCCTGACGCTGTTCCGGGCCTGATACTTCGTAGTTCGCGAACGAACAGCTGCGGTGAAGGGCCTGTATTCCGGCACGACCAAATATCTTCTCAGAGCGGGCGCGCTGGTTTTGCTTCTCGATTTGCTGGCAGTGTTTACGGCCCTCTTCCTGCTGCCATGCCTGCCATTCTGCGACGCTGTTGAATTTTGGCTGCACGCTGGCCGGGATAAACTTCCGCAGGCGCTCAAGCGCGCTACCGGTGCCGGTTGCGTTTTTCATGGTTACCCCCTGAAGCCAGTTGGAATTTTTTTGTCTGGCTGGGAAATGTGATTCACGTCCCGGGCCGCCTTGCGGTTGTTAAGACCGAATTTTGGTTTGAACAGACCCTGGTACCCGTTTGCGATGCTGGTGTTGATCACGGCTACCGGATCGTGACCTTCGTCCAAGCACTCTTTCAGCAGGCGGAAAGCCTTGGTGACGGTCAGCTCGGTTTTGATGGCTTTGCCAGACTGCTGACGATAGGCGACCCACTCACGCCAGGACGACGCATCCAGCCATTCAGGAACCGGGATACTCAGCGGATCAAACTTCACCTTCCCCTTTGGGGGATTAGAGGGGGTTAGATCTGTTTTTATATTTGTCTTTGGAAGAATGTCTTTGGTGTTCCCTGTTTTCGGGGATCCCTTTCCCTGTTTTCGGGGATAACCATCCCCGTTTTCAGGGATGGTTTGAGGGGTATTTTTGCTATCCCCGTTTTCAGGGATAGCTGTCCCTGTTTTCAGGGATAACCATCCCTGTTTCAGGGGATTGTAAAGACTGATTTCGGGAATTGAGATTACCCAAGTTAAAGCTTCAGCAGACGGGAAAGCCGCTGGGCACTTCATGCAGTTCGGCTTCGTATAAGCCCATTTATCCAGATTAGTGTTGACCCCTATGTATCTGGTTTGCCCAATCCGGCGCAGGATGATGATGTTCCGGTAAGCCAGGTTCAGAACGGCTTCAGAGACGTGTTTCACCTTCAGCGTCGTTTTGTCGGCAATGAGACTGTTAGCGATCCGGTCTGATTTTTTGGACCAGCCATAGGTCAGCCGAACGATGGCATTCAGTACCCGGAACTCACGCCCGGATAGCTCAACGATACACAGGGCATCCTGAATCTGATTGGCTAAACGAAGATAGCCATTTTCCAGATCAGCCATGCGGCTCTCCTGTTGTTCCTGCTTTGGAACGGGGAATTTGAATATCTCAGCGGTATTTGACATACTCACCTCCGCAATTACGCACAGTTTTTGCACCAGAAAGCCGTTGGTGTTCGCGCACCGCGGCTTTCGCCTTTTTAGAAACTGTCATCACATAACTCCTGGGGCCATTGCTGCCAGGCTCGCCAGAACCGGGCCGAGGGAATCAGTTGGCAGAAAACGCAATAATGCTTCTGCCGCTTCACGAACTTCCTTCTCCAGACGCTGGATTGGCTGACCCAGTAACTTAGCCTGATGCGCTTCTCCACACTCTTTGATGGCATCTGCGATCAGCTCTTCATTGGTTTTGCCTGTTACCAGGCCGAATTCGCGCGCTACTGCTTCGTTATCGCGTGCCATCACCGCTACGATCGCCGGAGTCAGCATCTCCAGGTACTTGTCATACTTCGGCCCGGTGTTATTAATCATTCGGAAGAAGTTAACTTTGGTGCCGTGTACCGAACCGGCCAGCAGCAGGCCACGACCACCACTGGCAAACCACTCTTTCGCCACCAGCTGCGAGATGTAGTTTTGCGCATCGCCGGGCGTTGCCCTGTTCCATGCTTTTACAGCCTCCCGGATATTCGAGAGTTTGCATGATTTGCGCGGAAGCTCTTGATATTTCGATGTCACCCGCCCAGGAGCCGGGCTGCTATCATGGTTAAAAATTCGTGTTTGCACTTTTAACGCTCCTACTTTGGTAAACCGTCAGTGGGGTTTGGGTAGAGATCAGGGCGCAGTTCGTGGGGAGTGACGCCGGTGGCTGCGTAAATTTGCAGGACCCGATCGGCAGGTACCACACCTTGATACCGGTTTTTCCAGCGACTGACTGACATTGGTTTAATGCCCAGCATGGTTGCGAGATTTGTTGCAGTACCAGCGGACTTTATTGCTTTTGTTAAGCCGTTCATCGTTGTCTCCGATTTGAATACAATCAAATTAAGCCTGGGACTTAATTTATTGTCAAGCCTGAGGCGAATTTTCAAGTTTAAGCAAAAGGCTTATTCTTATAACCATGAAAGAGAAAACCGTACTTAATCCGATACTTGTCGAGCGCCTTTCGCAGTTGAATGGTCGAGGCATGACGAAATCCGATATGGCCAGGGTTGCTGGGGTAACTCCGCAGTCTGTTAACGGCTGGTTCAAGAAAGGCGTGATCAGCAAAAAATCCGCTCTCGCTGTTGCTGATGCAGCTGGCGTATCGGTGCCATGGCTACTCGGTGAAGACGTTGGTGAGAAAGACGGGCTCAAGCCGGACGAACAGCGCCTGCTCGAGCTCTACCGCCAGCTGCCGGAAGAAGAGCAACAGAACATGCTCCGCATCTTCGCGATTCGCCTGAAAGAGCTGGATGAGCTGTATGAGAAGTACATGAAGGGACGTATAAAATGATAATAAATCAAAGCCGTAGGCCTTGGGATCACTGATGTGACTTTATTCGCCCGCTTTCACTTAAGTTACCAAACTAAAAGAATGTACAAAAAATGGACGAAAATAAAAAAGACAACGTTGAAAATCAAGACGAAAGCGGCACCTCAAGAGCCCTTTCAATACTTATAGAAGAATTTGGTGATTATTTTTTAGGTAAGGAAACTAAGCACGGGGAGATGGTTTGTCCTTTGTGCAGAGGTACCGTGTGGGGTATACCTCCTAGATTTGACTCTACCGAACATCCGGCTATCGTGACTTATCCATTACCCAACTCTGCCGGGCGTGGTGTTTGGGCTTATCCTCTTATTTGCTCTGGATGCGGTTTCATTGCAACATTTTCTGCGTTTGATGTTTCAAAGAAGATTCGGGGATAAATTCTTATGGCCGCTGTGTGCTTAGACTCAAACTCGATACTAAGACTAACTGTTAGCGATTCTGAGATTTTCGAGGCATTTCCGAAAATTGAAAATCGCATCGGGGACACTCCTTACACTCCCGATAAAGCTTCTGTTATGTTCATTTCAACTCAGGTATCTCAACCAGATAAATGTCTTGGTCTGGCGGCACTTTCTGTAATAATGATATGCTTGATTGGTGTTATAGTTAATGTATTAGGAGGTAAAGTCATGCGCTACATCCCCTTGTACATAGCTCTTTTACCGATTTTGTATTGGATGCTGAAAATCGGTTACGCATTTTTTGTTGTTAAGTTTCATAAGCTCCAAGCTAGTTCTGCATTTTTCAAGCAGGAAGACTAATGCCTAACAATAACCTCAAAAACACAGCTAAAAATGGCCTTCCGCTCGTTATAGCAAGTGTATTATGTGGATACGCAACTAATGCCATTCCGGTCCTTTTCCCTGAAGGTGAAACCAGGGAATGGGCTTATCGTTCAATACCTTTCTTGTCGATTATGATTTTATTTATGATCAAGACATTGAAAGATTTTGGCAGTATGTCCTTTAGCAAGCTTGCTTTTACAATATGTGCCAGCTCTGAGAAGAAGCGGCTATTGTCGATGATAAATGATTCTAATCTGAGCACAGCCACCAAAGACGACGCTCGAAAGCGGTATGATGAAATTGGCCGCCAAGAACTCGAGCTTGGATCTCGAGTTTTGAAATATATCTCACAATGGCCTGTTATGAACAAATCACCAACACCACCGTCTACAGATTAATATTTGCTTTCAACCCGGCCACCGCGCCGGGTTTTTTATACCCTATCCACCAGCTCCACCGCCAACAACCTGCTCCGAACTCTCCGAGCCCGACCTTAGCGTCGGGATTTTTTTTGCCCGCAATTCACGGCATTCATCACGGTTAAGCCTGAAACTTACAAATGCTATTCGCCCAGGACTTGACATAAATTAAGTCTCAGGCTTAATATGACATCACTAAGACGCACCACGAACCACCCAGGCATGGAGCCCATGAAGTAGCCGCCGACGGCATACGAATAGTCGGATGAGGTGGAGTGATTAACGCGCATCAGGTTAAAGAAACGTTCCGCCAGCCTGGCGACAAGGGCAAACAGGTGATTGAGATGAAAATTAATCCAGCAGTACCAAACAGCGGTCGCGCCGTTCCAATGCGTAATCAGCGTACCGGCGCAGCATGGCTGGTCTCTTTTAACTACAGCGAAGGCATGTATTGGCACGAACCGCAGGGAAATCTGCGCCACATCCGCCGACCGTATGCCTCGCGCAATATTGAACCGCACCTGGTTCCGGCAGGGACGCACTGATGGGCACTTTATTCGCACTCGTCCTGACCATCGGCATGACCAATGGTGAATTTCAGGATGTCGTTCTCGATGTCTATGACAGCCAGCAGCAATGCGAGCAGGCCGCTATCGAACAGAAGGTTTCTGGAGATTGCTACCCGGTAGAACGGATCGTCCGCAGTGACGAAGTGCCAGCGGAAACCACGGTTAAGTTCTGAGGAGATGATGATGCAGAAGACATGCGCGTACTGCCGCAAAACTATCGAGCAAGACAAAGAAGTTAAAAACGTATTGATCTTCATCCGCGGCGCCCAGCTGGCGCGCGAAGAACTCGATTATTGCTCAAAGCGTTGCGCTTCGTACGACCAGATGGCCCACGAAGCCTAACGTAAAACCCGCGCAAGGCGGGGTCTACGTCCGGTGCCACCGACCAAAGTTACACCGGAATTTATACCAAAACCAAAAACACACCCAATGGGCGCTATCTCTGGCCCGGGGATCTTACATCCAAAAATGAGGATCTGACATGGAATTTTTCTATGTGGTTAAGGCCACCCAGAAATCCGGTAAGCAAGATGCAGTGATCTGGTTTACTGCGAAAAGTGAAGCCCGCGCCGCTCTGACGCTCGATGTCGAGCTGGAAGAAGCTGGCATCGAAACTGGCCGCGGGAAGGATTACGCCAAGCCTGTCCGTACGGATATGCCTGTAGTTGACGACCTGCCTGAAGAAAGCGTCATTGATTACACCTGGTGCGAGCGCTACACCCTGGCAGAAGACCAGCGCACCTGGAACGTGATCCCGGGATCTGCCTCTCAGAGCGCAACCATAATCGCCCTGGACAGTGCCACCAGCAATGACATTCAGCCGGCCGCGGCGGTAACCGCCACTGATACCGCAGATGCGGGCAGCACCTCCCAGCTTGAAAATCGCACCCCGGCTGTCCGCTTCGCCGTTCATCTGTTGGGTGACAAATACCTTTCGGAAATCAGCCAGGAGCAGCACATCGTCGCCAACGAACTGGCGACCGATGAAGGAAATGTTTATTTCCAGTGTCTCCTGAAAGCCAAAAATGACGTTGCTGATATTAGCGATCTCAGCCTGCATGCTGAGTGGAAGCTGGTGCAGGCCGTCAAAGAAGTTTTTCCGCAGGACAAAGAACACGACCCTGAACTGGTGGCCGCCTTCATGTCGGGCTGGATTAAGGCAGAAGCTGGTGAACGCAATCAGCTGGTTGAAGACTGGAAGAGTGGAAAGCTCCCGGCCAGGGATGAGCCTTACTGGTATGAGAACGGCCTGCGGGTACTCAAAAACGGCGATGAGTATACTCGTTACGCAGTATGCAAACTGCCGTTCCGTCAGCAACTGCTGGCTCAACTGACGGTGGATGAACTGCGCCATCATGTCACCCGCGGTGAACATGCGGAACTGCATGCGCTGGAGAGTGATACCGACAATAGCTATGTCCAGACCCTTTTGCTTGCTGCTGAAAGCTGCCCTGAGGTTAAGACCTTCGATACCAAAGACCTGTGGCGCTATTCCAATGCCATTCGCAAAGTGTTCAGCATGGATAAACGCCATGAGCTGGCGCTGCTGCTGCAGTTCACTAAAGCCTGGGTAGCCACCCCCTATATCGACCGCGGGATCCTGGCGCGCGAATGGGCCGCAGGTAACCGCATCAGCCACGTGCAGCGCACAGATGCAGGCACCAATGCCGACGGCGGGTATGTAACTGACCGCGGCGCAGATGCACATCACACCCTAGACACCCTCGATCTGGAGATTGCCTGTGCCCTGCTGCCGATGGATTTCCACCATTTTGAAATCCCTTCCAGTGTTTTGCGCCGCGCCAAAGAGATTGTCGCGAACAAAGAAGATCCATGGAAATCCTGGAGCAAAATTCTGCGCAATCAGCCTGGCGTTTTGGCGGTAAACCGCGCGGCCATTTTTAACCTGGTACGCATTGCGCCGGAGAACATCCACCTGACGCCGGTTGCTCATCTCGAATACATCAACCAGACAATGACAGCAGCTTTCTGCCAGGCGACAGAGCTTCTCCCTCTGCCGTGCATCGAATCGGAAGAGGACGCTCAAGCCGTCGAGCAGCAACAAGCATTGCCGAAATGGGTAGAAGCCGGTGAGAAAAAACTCGCTGATGAAGATGAAGCAGAAACGCAGACCCTGCCTAAGTGGGTGAGTGCTGCCGCCAGCCAGCCGCAGGTCGCGAACCTCGGCGGCGGCGTGTTCTCTATCGAAGGCCTGATGAGTGGAAATACTGACCCGGTCATTAATACCCCCTCAAACGCAGTCGAAAAAACGGAAACAGTAACGGAGATCACCAGCGATGTGCAGATGGAAGAGACTAACCCGCAGGAAGGAGAAGCTGGTGACGCGTTACCACCAGGCGAAAGCGCTGATGCAGCTGATCCGCAAACAGATGCCCTGAACCCGGCAGAAGTTCTGGCCGCCGCCGTGCCAGAGCTGACGAACGCCACGCAGCCGGAAGTTACCACCGAAGCGCCGGAGGAAACCGCCAGCGCACCGGAATACCCGGCGTACTTCGAACCGGGCCGCTATGAAGGTCTGCCGAATAACGTCTACCACGCAGCGAACGGGATCAGCAGCACCCAGGTGAAAGATGCCCGAGTCAGCCTGATGTACTTCAACGCGCGCCACGTCGCCAAGACCATCCCGCGCGAAGGCTCCAAAGTACTGGATATGGGTAACCTGGTGCATGCGTTGGCGCTGCAGCCGGAAAACCTCGATGAGGAGTTCAGCGTGGAGCCGGTGATCCCGGAAGGGGCATTCACCACCGCGGCGACCCTGCGCACCTTTATCGATGCACATAACGCCAGCCTGCCAGCGCAGCTGAGTGCCGACGACATCAAGGAGCTGCTGGATGAGTACAACGCCACCCTGCCCGCACAGTTGCCGCTGGGTGCATCAGTTGATGAAACCTACGCAGCTTATGAGCAGTTGCCAGAGGTTTATCAGCGAATTGAGAACGGCACGAAACATACCGCTACGGCCATGAAAGCCTGCATCAAAGAGTACAACGCCACCCTGCCCGCGCCGGTGAAAACCAGCGGCAGCCGTGATGCGCTCCTCGAGCAGCTGGCGATCATCAACCCTGACCTGGTGGCGCAGGAAGCGCAGAAACCGGCACCGTTGAAAGTGTCCGGCACCAAAGCGGAAATGATCCAGGCGGTGAAGTCCGTTAAGCCGGATGCGGTATTCGCTGACGAACTGCTGGATGCGTGGCGCGAGAACCCAGGCGACAAGATTCTTGTTACCCAGCAGCAGATGCAAACGGCGCTGGCCATTCAGAAAGCACTGCACGAGCACCCGACTGCCGGCAAGCTGCTGCTGCACCCTGATCGCGCTGTTGAGACGAGCTATTTCGGTATCGATGAGGAGACCGGGCTGGAAATCCGCGTGCGCCCGGATCTGGAAATCGACATTGACGCCGTTCGCATCGGGGCCGACCTGAAAACCATCAGCATGTGGAACGTGAAGCAGTCCGGTCTGCGCTCTCGACTGCACCGCGAAATTATCGACCGCGATTATCACCTCAGCGCGGCTATGTACATGAATGCCGCGGCGCTGGATCAGTTCTTCTGGATTTTCGTTAACAAAGACGAGGGTTATCACTGGATCGCCATCGTTGAGGCCAGCGAAGAACTGATTGAGCTGGGCATGCTCGAGTATCGCCAGACCATGAATCGCATCGCTAACGCTTTCGACACTGGCGTGTGGCCAGCGCCGATCACCGAAGACTACACCGACGAACTGAACGACTTCGACCTGCGCCGCCTTGAAGCGCTGCGCCTGGCTTAATGGAGAGAATGACCATGCAAAACACCAACATTATTACTGCTGAGCAGACTCCTAACACCATCTCTGCCAGCAATGCAGTATTTAACGTGCAGGCACTTGGCCAGTTGACCGCCTTTGCCGAGCTGATGGCACAGTCTGCCGTTACCGTACCAAAACACCTGGCGGGGAAGCCTGCCGACTGCATGGCTATCGTCATGCAGGCCATGCAGTGGGGCATGAATCCTTACGCGGTCGCCCAGAAAACGCACCTGGTCAACGGCGTGCTGGGTTACGAAGCGCAGCTGGTAAACGCAGTTATCTCCAGTTCAAGCGCCATAGTGGGCCGTTTCCATTACGAATACGGCGGCGACTGGGAAAAGATCGCCGGTAAGAAAGACGGCCGCGATGAGCTGGGCCTGTTCGTCCGGGTTGGCGCTGTCCTGCGTGGCGAGACGGATAT